TCAAAGCCCAACGTCAATCCACCTGGGAAGTCCTGTGCAGGGTTGCCGTCGGCACCAATGTCCCACTTGGTACCCCATTCGTTGACGCAGAAGTCATACCAGTTGCCGTAGCCATGGACTTGGCGATTACGCTCTGTATCCTCTTCCAACTTCTTCTGCTCGTCGGGATCACCTACGCACCCGGCGACAATCTTAAGACTGTCAGGAATAGGAATGAATTCGTTAAGCAGGGCACCCTTGTTGAATGCTTCACGCACTCGTTCAATCATCGCTGGGTCTTCGTGGTAGATCTCTACCGAGTTGTTGCACCAATTTGGCATAGTAGCTCCTTTGTGTGTAAGTGTGTATTATAGCAAAGATTGACTGATCAGTCAACCGTTGAGCCAGCAATCTCTGGCTTCTACTGTGGTTATTGTTTCCCCACCAATGTAGTCACCGTGGAACCCGCCCTTGTTCTCTAGCACCAGGGCCTGTCCCATATAACTAGACTTGATCTCTACGATCTGTCCGCACTGTTCAATGTCGGCCTTGAAGCCTACCCAATCACCGATAGTGACTGTCTGTCCCTCTACTTTGGCTGTCTTCATAGCGAACTCCTTAACCGAACTCATACATGTGTTGTGCAGTGCTGGGATCCAACTTGACTAGATCAGTTGCAGCCGCAGTGAGTTTGGCGTAACGAGCACGGACCTGGCTCATGGGCAGTTCACCGTCGCAACTCAAGTTCTCCGGACTCAACTCGCAGTCAATGCTCTCTGCTACACGCTTGCGGCCAGCCGCAGTGTTGATCTCATACAGGGATTCTGTGCGCTTGCCCATAAACAAGGACATATACTTGTTCTTGTCATCTACATACTTTTGCAGTGCTTTCATCGTTGCTCCTTTGTGTGTGTAAGTGTTAATTATACTGTCAAATGCGGAACTTGTCAATAACCCTATCAGCGTCCTGGGTATTGCTGATTTCGTCCAGGAATGCCAGTTGCATCATTTCGATCAGCACTCGGCAGGTTCGAGCATCTGCCCTGGGCAAGGTGGCAATGAACGATTCAACGCCTTCTCGGTCGCTGATGGCCCACATGATGTCTGCCAGTGCCATCTGTTTGCTGTTTAGTCCGCGGATCTCAATCATTGTGCTGTCCTTTGTGTTTGGGTTGACGTTTGTATTTGACCTTGCTCTCAACTACCTTCTGCTTGAAGGGTGTGCCCGCACAGAACAGGATAATGTGCTCTCTGTGCTTGGGTTTAACTTTGATTGTGATCTTCATTGCGCTCTCCTTACTATGTTTCTATTATAGCGCACTTTGCCCAAACTGTCAACCACAGAGTGTTGTATAAATACCACACCCCGCACTCGCCAAAAAAAAATCCCCTAACCTGCCGGGAGCGAATCGGGCTTACGGGTTAGGGGAGTCAAAAGCCCTTGTGGGCTTTTTGCTTGTTTGCATCTACTCTGGGAGCGAATCAGCCTCGACGCATACAAGATACTTCGGCTACCCTCATCCAACGATCGGGGAAGCTCTTCTTCAAGTCTGCTAGCTTGAGCACCATACGCAGGCTCAGCTCTCGCAGTTTCTTTTTATTGTTATCGATAAACTCCAACAGTTCGTCAACGTCCCATGGGCGGAATTCATATGACTCCAGCATGCCGTCTTCTACGATCTGTTTAATGCGCAACACCTTCTCACGCTCTGTGTCAATGGTCAAGTCCAAGTAGTGGCAACGGCTTTCCAATGCTTCCAAGTGATCCTTTAACTTCTTGCTCTTGACGTTCTCAAACTTGATGTTGGTGATAAAGATAGCACCGCCCTTGAACTCGAAACTGTTGGGCACACCTTCACTACGCAACAAGCGGCTGTCAGTGTTCCAGTGGATCATACGCTTCTTACCCGAATCCAATGCTGCCTTAAGGATGTTCAGGCTCAGGTCGTCCAACAGCACTGAGTCACAGTCATCGAACACTAGTATGCTCTTCTTATCCTGGAACTCGTACAGTTTCTTGTACAAGCCAATGGCTGACATCGCACCCTTGACCACTTCGTACTTTTTCAACTTTTCGTTCTGTGCCACTGTGGCAAACACATCATGTTTGGCCAGTACTGCCTCAACGCCAAAACTCTTGCCCACACCCGGGGGGCCTGTGACGATCATAGCACGTACATCGCCCTTCTTGACTGCACGGGTCATTTCGTCTAGAATGTCAAAACGCTCACGCAACCGTGTCTTGATCTCATCGTCTGTCTCAGTGAGATTCTTTTGCACAGCAGCCTGCTCTAGGCTGAAATGCATAGTGTTGCTAGGCTTCTTGTCCATCATTTTCATTGTTACCATTTTACCCATTTAGTTCGCTCCTAAGTGTTTGTGTCTAAGTGTTTATTATACTGTCAACAGCAGCAGTTGTCAACTATTTACTGTATCAAATGGGCTAAAGTCTTCTGTAGAATCTGCCACATTCATCTCTTTCAGCGCACCCAATACGATTTCGATTGGGCAGTTCAACTCTTCTGCGATAGCACGACTGTTGAAGCCCTCAATGTAGAGTTCTTGAATGTCGTAGGCTAAGTCTTTCATCATGCTCATTCTGCTGTCTCCTCTTGTGCAATACGATCTTGTTCGTCCATAATGGCTGACTCCAATGTAACAAAGTCTCCATCGTGATCTGATACAAACCAAGTGGCCTTGCCGTTGACATTGCGCAGAATGTAGTCGTATTCCTCGTGTTGGAAGTTCTCAACATAGTCCGCATAGTCTTTGAACTTGCGAGCGTCAATGCCTGTCTCACCGCGATCGCGTCCGTAGAATGTAGTTGCACCCTGCGACATAGCCGCTTCGTAAAGCGCCTTCTGTGTGTCGCCCTCGTGTGGGCTGAAGGGGTGCTTAGTACCTACGATCTTGCCCAGTGAGCTAATGTCGCCCATATCAATCAAGTCACGCAAGACGAACGGATCGCTGTAATGTTTCAGCAGGATCTGGCCGTTGTGTGCCAAGTAGCCGTCCCAGTGGCAATAGACCTGCTGTACTGTACCGTCTGCGAATTCCAATGCAATAGTGCTTCGTGTTGCCATTGTGTGCTCCTGTTTAGTGTGTGTAAGTGTTAATTATAGCGTATCAAGCCCAGTCTGTCAACTGAACGTCTGCAAAGACCCTATCTTCTGTGTGGTCATATGTAAGGAATACTTTAGTACTATCTGTACCGCCCTCTACTTGGAACACACCCATGTAGCAGAACTGTCCGCCATTAGTAATGCCCAGGAACTTGCACGATGTGAAGTTGGGACCTCTGTAGCCTGCATCCTGTGCGGCTCTGGTTAGATACATTGGTCCAAAATCTGTTAGAACCTCTAGTGTGTCTGCTGTGATCATATGCGCTCCTGTGTGTAAGTGTTAATTATATAACCAAAAAGCCTTGATGTCAACTCCTGCGAAGTGCCCAGGCGATATGATCCCGCAAGTCCTTGCGGAGGAGGATCAAAGTTGCAGGGTCTAGTGACAGGAGTTGACATCTCAGCAATCTGGATCAAAGTCTGCCCACTCTTGGGCTTCGTCGGGCTGTCCATCTCTCTCGCACTCGTCCTCAAGTTCTTCTGAGGCTGTGAGGAATGCTTCGCACATGTTGAACAGTTCTTTGAACGCACGTTGCTCTGTGCGGTTCAGTTCCTGAAGGAACATGGGACCTTCTTCGCGCATGGCGTCCATGACCTGGCCCAATGCGCTGAGAGTGTTCTCGCACATGCAGTAACTCATGTTAGGGTAGTTTGACATTTGGTTCGCTCCTTTTGTTTAACTTAGCCTATAGTATAGCAAATCTTGGGGATACTGTCAACCCCATGCTTTGTATAACCCTGCTAGCCCTATGGCTATTGCCACACCGTTGACCAGCATCTGTGGCTTATTTGCCACACGCACTGTCCATGCCAAATAGCAGGCTCCACCTAGTACTCCAGCCACAATGTTCCAGGGATGCAGGTGTGGGAAGAACGACATCAGCACGTACATGGCCAGCAGGCACACTGTGCCCGCCCACTGTAGTGTGTTGTCTATCTGCTGAAAGGTCATGCAAACTCCTCTTCCACCTTGGTCAGCATATTGGCCGGCACTCGCCACAGACCTTGCGCAGTCTTGACCGTGACATACTTGATGGCAATCTTGGTGACCACACCCGTTACATTCATACCAGTCTTACTGGATGTGAAGTTAACGTTGTCGCCCAACATCAACGATGCTTTGGTCAGTTTGGCAATGGTTGCCCGCTTCCACTTGACAGCATCAATCATGCTGGATAACTCAGTGTTGGTCCAATTGCCAAACATGATTGCACTGTTGACTTCTTGTATAGTCTTCATACCGTTGCTCCTAGTGTGTGTAAGTGTTAATTATAGCATCAAGCCGCTTCAGCGTCAAGTTCCCAGCTGATGTCCTGGAACTTCTTGTAGAGTCTGTAGACATCCCGTTTGGCTTCTGTCAAAGCCTGGTCGATGAGGTCTTCTGCTGTGCCGTCAGTGAGCACCTCGCGGGCGTCTTTGTATAGGCATCCGCCCAAGTACTGTGAACTGAGTTCGATGTTCTCAACCATAACTCGGACACGGAGCATGAACCAATCAAGGTTCCCGCACTCGATATCTCGGTACATTTCAGCGATGTCGAAGCACTCGTCATCGAAACAGTCTTTGGGGTCCATGTCTTCATATGACTTGTCCACAATGACATCAAAGCCGTTGCGCTCGTATACAGCCAGTTCGTCATAGTATCGCATAGGTTCGCTCCTTGTTGTGTAGCCTTAATTATAGCAGGTTCTAATAACCTTGTCAATCATCGGGTCTTTACGTGCCACAGCACGCCATGCCCGGTTGGCCTTGGCATATTGCTGGGCGTTTGTAGTAAAGCCCGGGAATCGATCCTTGGCCCAGATAACGAAGTTCAAACGTTCGATCTCGTTCTTCATCACATGCTCCAGTAGAGTTCGCTAGAGGGATCACATGCACGTGGTGTGTCATGCGGGATCTGTATGGCCGCACCCGTCATCAAGTTGACGACAGTCTTCATTGTAGGCAAGTACTCAAAGCGCCAGCCCTTAGTTGCAGGGTACAACCAGTAGAGTCCGTTGCACTCGTGACGCATGCCCGCCTCTGTACGGCCTGTCCAAACTGTGGTACTGAACAGGCGCTCACCTGTCTTGCACCGCTTGTCTGCCTTGTAGATGTACATGGTGTAATCTTGCTTCATACAGTTGCTCCTTGCTTGAATGTTGAGGTAACACGATCTACGGCTTTGTAGTTACGACCGCCAATGTGCCAGCGATACAAGCCCATGGGGGTCTCGTACTCTTTCCAATCATATATAGTGGCCACAGTGCCGTCTGCAAACGACAAAACCCATTCAACTGTGGTCTTGTCGCCGCCGCCTTCTGGCTCACCAAACACTGCCACCAACTGGTGATAGTAGGCTTCTACATAGCCTTGCAAACAGGTGCCATTGGCCTCTGTCCATGTACCTTGTGTAAACTTCATAGTTTTCGCTCCTGTGTTGTTTAAGTGTTTATTATAGCAGAAACCTATAACCCTGTCAACCGATGGGTTATAGGTACTGATCGTTCAATTCGGGCTTGATCAACTTGACCAACTCACGCTCGTAAGCATAGGCTTCCTTACGACCACGCACAACGGCAATGATCTCATGACGCCAAGTCATAGCCAAACCGCCCGACTTCAAGTAGATGTAGAGAGCCCACAGTCTGTTCTCATTGACTGCACGGCTCTTGTGCTTTCTCCAACGCTCTGCCACAACCTTGTCTGCATTGGGCAGGCTCTTGCGAGTCAAGCCAATGTAGGAATCACCACGCTCTGATGTCATAGCGTAGATGATGTAGTTGCAGTCTGATCTGGGTGTACGTCTTGTCATCGCTCTCTCCTTACTATGCCATTATTATAGCATTATGGGCCCAATGTGTCAACCACATTCCCGCACTCGTTGTGTAGCGTTAAAACAACACTACTGCCCTTAGGGTTATTGACAGAATCGCCAAAAGGCCGTATAATAATGACATGTTCGAACATAGTGGGGGTGGACGTCGGCAGCCACCGTGTTGCCGACCTGTGGATAACTGGTGTACATCCTGTGAATAACTTTCTGGCTGTGGATAAGTGTAAAAACGGCCAGTTATCCACAGGTTATTCACAAGTGGCAGATTCGCCACAAACCCTAGTTATCCACAAGATATCCACAGCGAAATGCAGGGAAAAAAAATGCTGAGTTATCCACAGGTTATCCCCGACCTATCCACAAGCAAGCGATCCACAGTGATTATTACTGTATACACAAGTATTACCCCGCGGACAATTGGGTCTGCTTAACTGGTTGAATCCTCTACATACTGCCAGCGACCATCGGGCAATGCTGTGATGATCCACTCGCACATGCTGTCACGATCTTGCTTAGTGAATACTTCCCAGTCAGTCACATGTCCGTTGTGCTTGAAACAGTGCAGTGTGTCACGGTGATCATTATAGTTTACAGAGACTTCATGTGTAGTGAACTTGATAGTGCCAATGTGTTGCATAGTCAGTCTCCGGTAGTCACTGTATATATCAGTTAATAACAGTTCAACACCGTGAAATCACCCATAGAAAACCTTGAAAAAGTGTGACAGAGTGCAATTTTGTGTGACGGTTCAGCGGTTTTGAGTCATTTGACAGGATGCATTATAGAACTACTGTGGTTCGCAAAGTTCTGGTGGGTGGGGCTGAGAGGCTATACTGTAATACTTTTTCTCATAAATCACCAATTCTCACCAATTCTCACCAATTCTCACCACAGTCAATCGCTTGCTCGCAGTGCAAAAAAGTCACATGCACATAGTGATATCTCTGCAATACTCTGTGTCTACAGTCAAGTCTACGTGCGTATGCTCACAGCCAAAAGGTGTAAAAACCTGCTGCCGCTTCCGCTTCGCGGCAGTGACTTCTTGATCTACCCACTGATCCAATCACTGTCAGCAAGACCCCACAGCGGGGCCTTTAGTATTGACAGTGCGATCACACTGTGCAGATCACCACAGCGGGGCCTATTGCTGTATACTCTATAATTTAACCACTGTGGGAATTCTTCGGGTATCCATCCACAAGTGTGGGAACCATTCACGTATGATCTTTCTGCTGCGTGTGATAATCACCACACGATTGTTCTTCAATACAGTGTATCGCTCACCATATAGATCCCAATCTGTGCGTATGTTGTATTCGTTCTGCATATTCGCTAACAGCACAGCGGGGCCTTTATGCTCGTAGGTCTACTTTGGGCTGATATGATTCTTCTGTTTGACCTTGACTGTTGTAGATCTTGTAAATGACAATCTCACTGTATTGTTTGTCTGTCTTGGGATCAACAGCAGTTGTGTATACTCGTTGTTCAGTATACAAGGGCGTTACGGACCAAACTCGCTGTATTGATTCAATTACCATTCTTTGCTCGCTCTGCGCGAGTTTCAATCTCTTGGTACAGTTGACAGTCTGTTTGACTCAAGCGGCATATGATGCCCATAAGAAGTCCCAGAGTATACACAGTGCCTTTTTTCTGGTGTATCTGCTCTAGATTCTTTCGTGTTTCGCTCCAACGATCGTTCTGCATTGTGTATTTAATCGATCGTAAGAAAGCCCCGGTTAAGGGGCTTGTTGTTTATAGAGTGGGTACTCTAAGGGTTGCTAGTTAGACTAGGCCCATAGCAAGTGCCTTGTAACCTGCGGCTACAATTTTGCGGCTTGGCTTGCCAATAACATACTCAGTAACTGGCACACCATTGCCTGCTACACGCTTGTTTGCATAAACAGCATAACCTGCTTGACGGATACGACTGACTTCTGCTGACATGTTTTTGATGCCAAAACGCTTGGTAGCCTGTGCTGGAGTTACTTTCTCACCCTTGTGCAGGGCTGTGAACAATTTGTATGTCTTTGTTTCTGTGTTAAACATTGTGTTTCCTTTTTTTATGTTTATCTGCGTTACCGCAGTGTTACTATTATAACAGTCATTGCATGTGTATGCAACTGTTATGGCTGGATTTGTTCAGGCTTAGTCGCCATTTCTTTAGGGATCAAGTAACAGCCTTGAACTCCACGCTGATCCAATCGATCCACAATCTGCTCAAGATCTTGACCCTGACCCAAAAACTCGTCGGTGTCTTCGCGGTATAGATAGCATTGATTGCCTATCCATTCCACCCTGCACATGATGCTGGGTTCTGGCTCCAGTTCCG